TGTGAGGATCGTTGTTTTGGTTGATCAGCTTGTGCACCATATTGGTAGCTTGACGAGCTGCTGGTGCATCCGCTTCATTGTCGGCCACAAATTCGAAATTGATCTCGCCGTTTTGTGCAATGCCTTTGGTGATAACTGCTGTGGCGTAGTCTACCACTGGTTTTACCACAGGATGTATATAGTCAATACCGTTGACTGGCGCAGTGCTGTTGTTGACTGGCAACAGCAGATATTGATAATCGCTGTTACGGTTGATGTTGTTTTTGGTGGCCAGCAAACGCAAGTTAGCTGAGGCTTTTTGGTCCAGCAAGCTCTTCATTTTTACAAAACGACTCATCATGCCTGAGTGGCCATTCAAATTCGAAATTACGACATTCTTTATATCAAACATTATTGTTGTTCCTGTTGCGCTTTACGCTTTGCCCATACCGCTTTCATCCATTCGGATGCTTGGGGTCTTGGTTTACTTAATTTGTTGGCTATTTTTGTTTTATGTTCTTCGCTTAAATGCTTGCCGTAACCGTAATTCTTTGTGCCCGATTGAGCTTGTTTCATCTTAGCAATTGTTTCTTCGCTGTGTTTTATGCCGGCGCGATAATTTGTAGTGCGGCCACTAGGCTTACCCAATTTAGCAATACTCATTCGAGCTTTTGCTGTTTCGCTTTTCTTATGTCCTTTAAAGGATCCACCATCGATACTATTTTCCGGCTTCAAGTTAGCCCATCTAGGATCGTCGACGATATCGTAAAAGTCGCTGAAGAATTCGGCAAATTCTACTGCGTCTGCAGCATCATCGAATTGTTCAGTCCATATGGTATCAATATTTTTGCCGTGTGCTTTTATATGATTGCGCCAACGAAGACCGCTGCCATTATACTTTAATGGATCGCGAGTTGTTTTACCAAAGTATCGTAATCCTGTGAGGCGATGTTGTTTAATATACAAATTAACAGTCATATAGTATTTAGTGTCACGCCACACCGCCGGTTTCTGTGCTCCAAGCCTTCTTCCATATGGGCGTTTCCGCGGCTTGTTGTTGAGCACGATGCATCTGCATCTGATGTTTGGCATCACGGAAGCGATGGCGTGGACTACGGCTGTCCCATGGCTCAGCCCAATCATTCAAGCAGCCCAACAAGGCATAGCGAGCACTGTCAATGCAGTCATCGGGATCGCTGAAACGACCTTTCTCATCTGCATAATAATTCTGTGCTTCGCGTATGAACTCTGTGCAATTTTCATTGATGTGCAATGTGCCCAATTCCAGCATCTGCCGCATCATGTTGACGCCATATGATTTGTGGTTGGTCCTGCGTCCCTGTTCATCCGGAGGATTCATCACGGGATCGGGATAAACATTTAGTTCGTATTCTTCAAACAATTGGCGTATGCTCATGCTGTTCATGGTATAACGACCCGGTGTGCCTGCATCGGGTGGCAGTATAATGGGAGTGCCAAACACTTCGGGCCGCATGAGATGATTAATATAATTCATTGGGTTGGCTTCTTCTGTGCCTTTGACCACTATCTGTGTATGTAGCCAAGCTTCGCGACTTTCTGGATCCCAATACATCAAACTGATCACGGTCTTGTCATTGACCAAGCCCAAGTCCAATGCTATCAATCTCAGTAGACCTGTGGTGCGGGCAAAGTCGTAGTCACCAGTCCGATAAGTTGGCCAATTGCGGATCTGAAACACTGCACCCTTGCCCATGACTGGCACACCATTGCGGCGTGCATCGCGTTCGTGTGGCAGGTAGTCTCGCTCCAACTGTCTGCGAGTGGTGTGCAGCAAGAATGGCTCTCCCCATGGATCGTATTCCGGCACATCATCCCAGCTGACTCTGATGTGTTCATATCCTTCTTCCCAATTCCAAAACTTACTGACTAGGCCGTTGAGACCTTTTAATGGTGTAAAACTACACAAGACCTGACCCTGTGTGGTGGCAGTTCTAGTCACAATCTCACTGAAGAAGTCATCGGGTGGCTGTTCGTCAAACACTGCTAGGTTAAGTTTGAAACCCTGCATCTGTCTAACTTCCTGTGTGTAGTTGGCAAACAGTAGATAGCTGTTGGTGCCGCTGGTGTGTCGTATCTCCACACCCAAACAGTTGGCTCCATCGTTGCGCATGGTGTCCGTTTGTATACGGTCTCTGGGTATGATGCCTGTGCCCAATGCATGGGTGAGTTTGACATCGTTGGTGCCCAGCAATTCATTCTGCAGCACCAAGGCCACCTGTGTCCAACCCTCGCCAGCCACCATGACACTGATGGGCTTGTCGAATCGTTTGCCCTTCCACCACTCAGGATATATGCCAGTTAGGTGACAGGCTGTTTCGAAACAGGTGCTGACAGTTTTACCAATTCGGTTGGCTGCCAGGATACCACGACGGTCCGAGTGGCCTGTGGCAAAGAATTTGAGTTGGTGATCAAACGGTCTGAAGTATCGCAGTTGATTAAACTCCATGTCATCGCGCACTGTGGTCACCAAATCTTCTAGGTGAAACTTGGCTTCCGTGGTTAGGTGTGCCAAATTGTCTACGCTGAGTCCTTGAGTATCGCACACATGTCGTAATGCTCTACGCATCAACATTGCCGGATCGATCATGTTACTCCTGGAAGCTAGATCGAACCAAGTGCATGTGATAAACTGCTTGGGTAAGATCTGCCAATTCTGCTGGCGTTAATATCCAAGTGTCAGGATTGGCTATGTCCACATTGGCTCGCTTGTCCAAGCCAGCTTGTAGTCTTTCACACAGCAATCTCAGTATGTGTTCACACTGTCCCGGATACTTCTCGCTGAAGGCATCGCGATACACACGATTGACCTTCTGCATGATACGAACATCCTGCACTAATTTGTTGGCCATCTGAGCGCGGGCTGTCTGTATGTCCACGCCCATGCGAGCTGCATAGTCGATCTCGGCTTCGCGTTGCACTTCGGCTTCGGTCAAGGCCATGTTACGAGCCCCATGGATTGTCTAGACTGCCGCTGCCTTCGCCAACCAATATAAACTCGCGATCGATCCAAGCATCCCAAGCTGTGGTCTTGTTGACTTTGGTTCTAGTCATGTAGCCTTTGAGACGAGTGCCCAAGGGTGTCAGCATGCCTGTGTCAGCGCGAATAATCTGTTCGCCTGTTCTTGGATCCACCCAATCATATTTCTCTGGCACTTCTTTGCCATACTTGTTGACACGAGTGCCCACAGCTCGAGGAGCTACTGGACCAATGACCTCATAGGTTATGGCGTTGTTGGTATACTTGCGAAAGATCACATCGCATTTTTGTCCGCTGGCTTTCCACTCGGCGTCCGGATGTGGAAATGTTCTGCTCACAAAGGTAGTGACTATGTAGTGACCATCTAATGATTCAGGACGAGCAGGCACTGGTCGCATGGCTTCTACTGGCACCAGATCGTTCTTGTCCAAGTAAGGATTCTCTGGATTAAACAGTTCGGTAGGAGGTAGTGCACCATTCAACACATCCAAGGCCACTTGGTATTTGTATTGATTGCTGCGACCTTTCAAGTCTATGCTGTGACCAGTGCGGTCAAACAGAAACTTCTCCAGCTCTTTGGCTGTGGGAAAGTCTGTCTTAAGACCTTCTAGATCGAACATCATTTCAGTGTTGGCTTCCACTGCAGGCGCTGGTGCGGGTGTGGATTTGGTTTTGGCTGCGGGTGCGACTGATTGCTCAGCTGGTTGGTCCCAAACATTTGGTTTGGCGTCTTGCTTGTTCATATCATTTCCTTTAAATTAAATTATGAGACTGGCTCAATTTGGCTGTTTACTTTGTAGCTGAGAGAAACAGTAAAAATCTCAGCACGAGCATCCTTGAGTATACTGTTAATACCAGTCTCAAGGATACTTATTACTTCTTAAAGCTGCGCTTGCCACTATTGTCGCCTACTTGATCAGCCTTGTTGACCGAATCACTGCGACTACGACCGCGAGCATCGAACATGTTCAATACCATATCGGCCAATGGAGCACGGGCGGCTTTGTCGGCCACGCAGG